TTCCGTAGAATTTATTATCTTCAAACTTATAACTGTATCCGTAGTTCTCACAGAATGATACAATCTTATCTAACAGACCAACATAGATCTGCTTAGATCTCATATCGTAAAGGTGAATCTCTCCGTTCCAGTTCCTTCCACGATATTGTGGCATAAATTTTGCATTCGGAACCTCAAACTTAAAATGATCTCTAAGTTCGTATTCTATATGAGGTTCAGTATTAATCTTTAAAAATACTTCGTTGGATTTAGAAATAATAAGATTTGCCGTCGTGTCAATCACGAATATCCATATATCTAAAGATATTTATTACATATTCTCAAACCTGTGCTCAAGCATGATTCTGTAGAAATGATCTCTCATGGCAAGTAAGTCTTCTTGTTCCGCAGGATCTCCACCACTCCATTTTTCGCATGCCTGAGTAAGTCCGATATGAACTACACGAACTGCTTCAATTGGTAATTCTAAGTGATAGTAGTTTTCTTCCATTACCCTAAACCTGAATTGAATCTCATAAACTCAATGGCATTTTTAATTTGAAAAGTTCTATTAGTTATCTGTTTAAGTATGCTTTCAATATAAACTAACATCGTGTCGTAATAATCTATCTTCAAACACACTGTAGATAATTTTTCGTCAGCGTCAAGGTATTTTTGCATTGTATCCTTATCACGAATTTTTTTAGGAAAAGGATTTTGTGCATAAACATCAGGGTCCGCTTTACCACTAAAGTATTCATACCGTTCATGTCTAATATTTTTTCTTTGTTGTTCTGCTTTCTTTCTCATCAGAAAGATAGTATTATACAGTTCAAAGTATTTTGCATGAAGAGTGGGAATGCTGGTGGACTCAATGTGTAAATTGTCCATGTCAATCTTTGAGTCTTTTTCCCACATCTCTTGAAGTTTATCAAGATCGATCATAAAGGATTGTTTTCCATATCTGTCAAGTTGTACATAGTATACTTGAAACTTGCCTCTGCTGTAAAGTATTCGATGTCAGTATCTGTGGCATCAAACATGATTGTTGTCAAAGAATATGGAAATAAATCTTTGAACATCACTTGAAACTTAGGGACAAGGTTATTACTAAGTATCTGTAGTGTACCATCAGAATAAATGTTGTCACCACCCTCTGTGGGGATTATGCCATAATCTGGACCTTCATTCTCTAAATTGGAAAACTCTTTTCTAGTCTCTGGAAATCCTAAACCACGAATCCAGTTTTGAATTTCCATGTAATTAGTAAGATCTTCATCAACTAAAAATCTCACTGTCAAATCTCCAAATTCAATCTTGTCACCTGGAACAGGAATATCCCTTAAGTAATTTGGTTGAATGGCGATTCCTAAATCAATTGCTGGGATATTTGCTTGATTACAAAGAAATGCTGTTTTAGGGCACCTCTTCATAATAAATCTAAAACCTGTTGGTGCTAAGAAGTTTCTATTTTCAACCTGCCTTGAATATCTCTCAGCAGGTTTTGTTCTTTTTCTTGTTACTGGCATAATTATTCACTTACGACTGTACTTCCTTCCCACCCACCATTTTTGCCATTTGAATTGACGGTCATGGAAGTTGGGTCTGAATCATAAACTGCTCTTTCAGAAAAGTCATCAGACCATTTACCATCACCACAATAGTAGACGGTGATGTCACTATCCACTCTGCTAATTCTTTTTACGTGATAGGGCATGGTCCTAGTTTTTTATTTATTTATCCAGTCATACCCTCATACCAGTTTTTGAAACTATATGCAGGCCATTGAGAGTATAATGTACTTTCTGTAAGACCACCATATTGATCTGGTATAATATCATGCCAATTAGTTTCTTTCGCAAAGTTTAAATACTGATCAAAATCTGAATCATCAAACATAGGTAAAGCAGCATACCTCCAAAAATCAGTTTCATATCTTGATCCAAATTGATAATGCCAAAGAACAAAGTTCTGAGTTTGTTTAATATATTTGTGAATTAATTCAGAAGGATTATTAATTTTATTTGTCATGTATTGATAAGCAATCTTTACCCACTCAATATAAGTTTGAGTGGAAGATGATTCAAGAGGTTCTAAGAAGAAAAGTCTATTTCCATTCTTAAATATTCTACCATCCGTGACAGGTTCTTTTGCAACGTAGTTTTCAAAATGAATATTCTTTTTTATCTGAACATCAAACATCCTTGAAAAATTCAATTCAGCATTTTGTTTTGATGTAATATTATCATTATAACAATACCCAACACAATAATCATTTGATGGTGATGATGGATGTGTAGGTATTACAAAAGTCCATCCATCAGGAGTAGCAACGTGACGACTCCAAGGATTTTCTGATGTGTTCCAATTTGGTTTACCTAATACGGCAGCGTTAATTGGATTTCTCAGTTTATAATATTTGGACATATCTGAGGGTTTCCCTCTACAATCAAATACATAATCTGCATCCACATCATCTGGATTGACATCGCCATGAGTTACTTTAAAAAGACCACAGTTTAATATAAGATCTTGCATCTCCCATGGGCAATAATGCATCGCCATTTTATCTGGAGGAAACTCATGAAAATGTTTGTCCTTTACTTTTCCCCATCCCTCATATAAAATACCACTCTTAAATGTGGCATGTATTGGATTGTTGTACCAAGTAAATCCTGTTGCTGCCCATAGTAGTGCCGGAGGATCTAAAAGTGTTGCTTGACCAACTCTTTCCGGTTTTATATCTGGATTGTATATTAGTTCTACTTCAGCATCTTGTTTTAGATGCCATGATAAAAAGAGTGCTGTAAAACAACCACCATTACCGGCACCAACTACGGTAATCTTCATAATAATATTTCTAACTATTTATTGGCATAAAAAAAGACCTCCCGAAGGAGGTCTTGTAAATCTCAGTGATGAATCACATGAGGTTCTTAACAGCAACGCGACGATAGTAGCGGTTCTGATTAACGATGAGTTGACCACCACGGGCGTTCTCTTTTCCTTCAGAGAATGGGTTGGAGACGAGACCGTAGCGGGTCTTGAATCCAATCTTGGGCTGGAAGGAGTTCTCTCCAACAGCACGAACCATTTGCAGGGGAACGTATGGGCAGTAGAAGATGCCAGCGTCATAAGGGGAAGTGCCCTTATAACCAACAACGTAATACTGGTTACCAGAGTTGCTTGCAGCGTTAGCAGCAGTCAGGTTAGCAGCATATGGGTCGATGTAGACTCTATACTTACCTTGGAGAACACCAGCGAAGGTGTTACCAGTGTCATCAACGTTGAGGTTAGCGTTGAGTGCAGGGGTGTAGTCGAGCACACCAGCCATGGTCAGTGCAGAAGCAACGTCTGCAGAGCACATGATGATGTTGCCCTTTCCTCTACGAGTTCTTTGTGCGATTGCGTTCGCATCTCTCTCGATTTGGAACAGAAGACCCTTGAACTTCTCAACAGACCAGCGTCCGTTAGAGTCGATATCCAGGTCGAATACACCAGCGGTAGCGGTGTTAGAAACAGCACCTTGCTCAGCAACCTTATAGATGGTTCTGATGACTTCTCTGTTGATTTCCGCGAGGATTTCAGTGGAGAGAATGTTAGCAAGTTCTGCTTCAGCATTCAGACCGTGAATTGCCTTAAGGTCTTGTGCCAGTTCCAAGCTGTACTCAGCTTTGAGTGCTCTGGACTTCGCAGTAACGGTGACCTTCTCGATGGAGAATGCCATCTGGTTGAAGGCATTGTTACCAGTGCCATCAAGAGATTCTGCGTCATCGGTACGCATGCCCTGACCGGTGTTATAGTCGGTAGAGGATGCAGATCCAACAGGGTTCAGAACTGAAGGGTTGGTTCCTACGTTAGAGGTAGAACCGAAACCAGACTGTCTCTGAGAATATCCGTTGGTATTATCGAATCCAGCGTCGGATCCAGAGAATCCGGTATCTACTTCATCGTAGAAAGTCTCGTCACCGCTTTGAGTGTTATAGCGGGAACGCATTGCAAAGATGAGTCCAGTGGGACCGGACATTGGCTGAACGCCAGCAAGGTCGTATGCAACCAGGTTAGGCATCGAGCGACGGATCAAGGAGATCAGTACGGGGTCGAAACCTGCAACAGGACCAGTTGCGGTAGCGTCAGCAGAGAAACCAGCATTAGCACCAGTGTTGGTGTTCATGTTGGGTTGCTCATTAAGCATTCCGCTTTCGTTAAATGCGGATTGCTCTCTGAGGAATCTTTCTTGGTTTTCCAGCAGGACAGCGGTTACAGCTCTACGATGGGGATCTTTGATCTCCTCGCATCCTTCGTGATTCAGAAGGGGCTTCCACTTTTCCTGCAACGTTTCGGATTGGAACATTGCTTTTTCCTAAAATGTGTAAGTTTGAACTAATGTTAAATTCAGTTTTTGCCAAAAGAACCCAGGGTTCTCAGGTATGCTGACATAGACGCAGAATGTGATTCAACACCTTCCGAATTGTCTACACCCTCAGAAAGGGTTTCTGTTTTAGCGACTGGTGCCTTTCCAGAGAAATATGACTCCTTCAGGGTTTCCAGTTTTTCACGATATTGTGCCTCACTTTCAAACTCAACACTTTCAGAAAGTGATGCGAGCTTTTCTTTCTGAGTTACAGCGAGTCCCTCAGAAACTTGATCGAGAATACCATCTGCGGTTGCGTCTGCAAGACGACCGTTCAGGTTAATGTTCTTCTCAATCTGCTCGTTGAGCTTGGTCTCCATATCATCAAGTTTTTCTACCATGCTCTCTAATACATCATACTTATCTTCAGGGATTGTTACATAATGTTCTTCAAAAAGACCCTTCATTCCAGTCAGGAATGATTCGGTCATTTCAGTCTTAAGACCGTTCTCGATGGCGAGTGCGTTCTCTTCAAACCACTCGTCAGCGACGTACTCAAGATAAGAATCAACACGCTCAGCGAGTGACTCTTTTGCTGCTTCGACTTCCTCAGCAAGCTTCTCTGCGTACTGTACCTCAAGAGTTTCTTTAATTTCAGCAACCTTTGCGTTGATTGCTGCTTCAAAGATGGTCTTTGCCTTTTCTTTAAATTCTTCGGAGAGTTCTTCGCCGCCGAGGAGAGCATTGACATCTTCTTCGATGTCATACTCAGCGACTTCTTCAGCAGTCTCTTCTTCGGCAACTACATCTTCAGTAGAAGTTTCTTCTTCTTCGATGGTTTCTTCGTCGTCGAGAACTTCTTCTTCCTTCATGCCTTTCATAGC